GGCAGTATGAACATTCCTACCAGTACAGACTTACCGGCTAACATGCCGAGTCAAGCTGATAATACAGTTGTGTCTGTAGGCACTGGTTTGCTGTCACGTAGTTATTACTACTGGAATGCTACTACTGGTGGTTGGATTGAAACATCTAGCTATGGTAGTTATACAAGTATTACTGGTATGCCATTACCTTATACGGTTGATGTAAACGGGCTGTTATCCCTAGAATCAAACTCTTATCCTTTACGTCTTTCTGGCGATGATAACAACAACCCATATCACAACTTTGTAAGTAACGGCATTACTGGTATTGCTAGTTATCAAGGGCGCTTAATCATCCTGTCTGGTGGTTACGTATCAGCTAGTAGTAGTCTGGACTTCCGTAAGTTCTTGCGTACCACTACTACATCCATCGTTAATACTGATGGCTTTGAAGTAAGTTCGTCGAAAGCAGCTGGTGCTAGTTTCTTGTATGCGATTCAGTTCAACAAGGATTTAGTAGTACTAGGCGATAAGCACCAAGGTGTTGTCCCTAGTGGTAACACTGCCATTACACCAGTTAGTGCTATGCTAGTACCTACCGGTAATAGTAACCTTAAACTAAGCTGTGCCCCTGTAGCTACACCGCGCACAATCATTGTTCCTAATACGAGTAATGACTATCTGCGCATTGGTGAAGTTGTACCGAGCACACTAGTAGATTCCCAATACACGTACCAAGAAGTTACTGACCACATCCCGAGTTATATCAAGGGTGCTGCTGTAACTATTGCAGAGTCTAGTACTAACTCACATGTAGTCGTATTAGGTAACACCGAAACTTCTACACTACTATCCCACGAATACTACTGGGATGGTGATGCACGGAAGCAGATGGCCTTTAGTAAGTGGGAATTCGCTGTACCTATTGCCGGTATCCACTATAGCCGAGATGAACTCGTAGTAGTTGCTAGTACGGGTAACAAGACTGTTATTGGTGTTATCAAAGGTAAAGCACCCTTCAGTGACGGCGGTAACTACATGTTAGATTTCTACAAAGATGTAAGCATTACTAACAATGTAGTAACTATCCCTGCTGAACTAGTAGCCGAGAAAACTAAGTTAGTACTCGCTAGCTCTGTAACTAGCATTAAAGGTGAACCAGTAGGTATTGACTATGTAGATACTACCATCCATACAGTACGTAGTTTTAAAACCGGTACAGCTGTGGTTGGTTTCCCATATCAGTCTCTTATGTCACCCACATCCCCTATTCTGAAAGATAGTAAGGATGTACCACTAACAGATAGTAAGATGATTCTCAAGCGTTACTTAGTGGCTGTGCGTAAGTCCGGTGAGTTCGATATTAAAGTACAGTCAGACCTAAGTAGTTACGACTACGATGGTGAACCAGTACTGTGGCGTAGTAGCGAACTTGGATTCGATACACCGTTAGTAGTAAAGACTGGTGATGTTAGTATCCCTATTGGTATTCCTGTAGCTCAAGCTCGGGTTGATATCAGTACTAGTGGTACACGGGAACTGAACATTAAAGACATTCAGTACACGTTAAAAGTAGAAGTACGAAAAGACCGTAGACGTCTATAAGGAGAGTTATGTCCCAAGCCGTTAGCAGTGCCGGTAGTATGGGCGCACAAGCCTTTGCAGCTACGGGGAACCCGTGGGTAGCAGCTGGTGCTGCTGCGGTTGGGTTCCTTGCTGGCCGTAGTGCTCAGAAGGCACAGAACAACATGCTTCGTCAGCAATTAGAGCAGACGAAGAAACAAAACGAATTAATCATTGCAGAGACTGCGCGTGGTGTATCAGAAATCAATCGTCAACGTACATTGATGTTCTTGGAAACCAATCGGGCTTTGCAACATGTACAACGTCAATCTGGTGATGCGTCAGCTAACCTATTGAATCAGTATGCAGCTGTAGATCAGGTAGGTGCTAACGTCTTAGTTGCTCAAGCAGAAACTGAACGACAGCTATCCGAAGATACAGCAATGCTCCGCCTGAACAATGAGATTAATACCGAGAACCTAAACAGTCAGATTATTAACCTTACTCAAGGTGGTCAATCTCAGCTGCGTGATTTACATACAGAGCTGGGTAGTAAGATTCCTGGGAAATATGATACTCTGCTGTCCTTAGCAAATAGCGCATTTGATGTAGTATCAGCTGAGAAGCAGGGTACTAAGCTTAATACAGCAGGCGCAGAGAAAACAACTAATCAGAGTACTGGGTTAGCAAAACTAGTGGGATTACTTAAATGATTGAACAAGCGAGAGCAGGTGGCTTTGCCTTTAGCCTAATGCGGGCTGATACTCAAGTTGATGCCCGTGACCCTTTAGCTGGTGTAGCTGATGGATTAGGGAACTTACTTGGTAAGTACGCTAAAATGAAGAAAGGCAGTGAGGCTGATTTCCTCAAAGCAATGTCAGACCATGCTGCCGGTGCAGTGGAAGAATCCTCTTGGTTAACACCTGATGCGTATACCCAAGGGGTAGCCTATAGTAAATTCATTGACGAGCAATCTAAGCTTACAGCAGCACTACCTGATATTTCACGCCAGACCTTAGATTCTGGTGGTGATATAACAGCGTTTAAAACTAAGCTTCAACCAATCCTACAACAGTTAGGTAAAAGCTTAGAGGAGTCTGGTTTGACTGGTGATGCTTTAGTTGCTGCACAGAAACAGAATATTACCTTTATCGCGTCTGCTATGGATACATTCCAGAAGCAGCGTGAAGTTACACTCAAGCAAACTCTAGCAGCTACAAGCTATAAGACTATTAATGGTGCGTTGACCGCTGCCGAGAATGCAGCAGACCCGCAAGCATTTACTAGTATCTTAGGTACAGCTATGCAGCAACTAGTTTATACCAATAGAGGTGCGTCTGACGACCCAGTGGGTCTGGTTAGTAACGTAATGGCCGACGGTTTAAAAGCATATGCTAAGAGTGCAAACCCTGCTACACCTAAAGGTCAACAAGCTATCCAGAAGCTAGCGGTATTTGCTGACAGTGACTACGCTAAACAAATGTCACCTAAAGCTTATGCTGATATTCAGGAAGTACTCGCGGGTAAACAGCAGGACGTCATGGGTTACAATGCTAACATGCAAGATCAGGAGTTAACCAAAACTGAGAGAGCTATTGAAGCCGGTGAGCTCAATCTGACTAGTAAAGACTTCAAGCTTAAGTATGACTCCTATCAGAGTCTAGCTGCACAGGGTATTATTAGTGCTGCTGAATCTACACGTCTGATTAACCGCTTACAGAACATTGAGGCTAAACACCTCAAAGCATCTAATGAAAGTACTGTTGCCCTAACAGGTGACTACAACATGCGTGCTAGTCTGTACGGCAGTGATGCTGATTCTAAGAGTGCGGATGCTGTAGTTAAGCAAGGTAATAAGCTATATAAGAACTACGACGAAGCTGCTCGCTTCATTATACAGACTGGCTTAAAGACCCAGAATGGTGTAGCTGTACGTGAAGGCTTTAAGCAGTATGTAACTCAGATGGATGTGCTGTTTAGTACTAAACCAGAGGACTTTGATAAAGGTCTGGTAGATGGTTCTCATATCCAAGCGTATCAAGGTTATGTTAAGCAGGTGCAGGCATTGCAAAGCGGTAACTCTCACATGCTGGGTAAAGCACTGGATGCTATTTCTGATAAGGATACCCGTGATGCTGTAGAGGCTTACTTTATGTCTGGTGCTAAGGTCGGTGAGAACGTATCTTTCGATATGAAAGAGATTCAACGCTACAAAGAGCAGATCAACAGCGCTCGTAATGGTGGCGCAGGCTCTAGTTTAACTGGGCTCAAACGCTTCACTATAGACGACATTAAGTCTGGCTTCTTTGCTACTCATGCGCTACCATTTGATAGTAATGCGGGTAATGTAAAACCTAAGAACTGGTTTAATAACCCAAGTGATGAAGTCTTACAGAAGCGTGTTGATACTCTGAATATGGCATTGGACGCTGCTCGACCTGAATTAGCTGCTATGGCAGCAGATGGCCAAGTACTGGTTACGCCTGTTCAACAGATGCGGGCACTACGTCAACTAGGCCGTATCGTACCGATTGATACTGGTTTCGTTACAGCTAACAAAGGCTGGCGGGACTCTGTGCGTATTGGTAATACCACTACTGCTGTTCCTGACGAACTGCTGCAACGATCGTTGGAAGTTATCCGCGATCGCTACCACACTAAGTTCAATGGTTATGGTGGACGTAGCTTTAAGCCGGAGGATGTACAGATGACAGTGGTTGGCAATGAACTGTTAATCTCTGCTACTGATAGTACGGGTCAACGTATGACTACGTTGCAACGTTATGGTACATCTGTAGTTAACGAGACTGCATGGCAAGTTAATGAATCGCGTATGAAAGATCAAGGTCGTCTACCTATTGGCACAGTACAATCTAATGGTGGCAAGTTCACTATTACTAAAGACTGGAATGATGCCTTTGGTGCTGAACTTGGTAAGACTATTGCTAATAGCTTTGTACAGTTTGAGGGTAACATCCCAGATATCCGCGCAACTGATAAGAGTAGACCTAACGTGGTAACTACTAGTATTGGTATCCGCATGGATGGTACACATGGCGATTGGCAACGTAAGATTCTGGAAGGCAAGAAGAACGGTACCGAAGATCAAGTCGTAGGTGCATTTGTTAAAGATTACTACAAAGGATTTAACTCCGTTGTGAAGTCTGCAAATCTACCAGAAGCTAAAAACTTAGGTATAACTGGTCTTACTAATGCTTACGTGGGTCTGGCTCATGCTATGTGGCAAGGTGGTGCTAGGGGTGGTGGTAATGCATACGCGAGTATGCTAAAGACTGCGCAGTCCAACCCTAAGCAGGCTGTGGAACAATTCTACAAGTCTGCGTTGTTTAAAGATATTGATAGTACTTCTAAAGGTAAAGGTGTAGATCACCCGCGCACTAAGATGTACATTCAAGGTATTATGGATGTTGCAGCGGTATACAATGCCAAAGCTGTAGCAGCATTGAAACGATAACAGAAGTCCTCTTCGGAGGCTTCTTCTTTAGGAGTATTCTATGGACTACGGAACAATTCAAACTTTGGAGCAACCTGAGTTTGGTGTCCACGGTAGCACTGGGAGTGCTACTAAACAAGAAGCTACACGATTACCTCTCCCAGCTACACCAGCTAATGAGAGTATTACACAAGGTGCATCCAACACTGGTTTTAGTGAAGCATTCCTAGCTAGTACTGCGGAGAACACCTTGATGGGTTTAGTGTTTGACCCATTTAGTCATGATGATAGTCACTACAATGCTGACTCTACATTTGATGTGAACCAAGCAATTCGTAACTACACGCAAGCTAAAGGTGTGGCATTAGATAAAGAGGAAATGGAATTCCTTACTAAGGCTGTATCACCTGAGAACTTTGCAGTACGTATTGCTCGGTGGCAAAAGAAACAAGACAACCAGAAACTAATGCAAGGTAGTACTTTAGGTACTCTAGCAGGTGCAGCATTTGACCCTGTAGACTTTGTATTAGGTGCTGGTGTTACTAAGCTAAAAGCATTGAGTGCTATTGAACAGGTAGCTGTTGCTGGTGCTACAGCAGGTGCTATTAGTACTGCTACACCTAATACTTTGAGTGACGGTGATGTGTTGCTTAATATGGTTGGCCCTATGATTGGCGCTGCTATTGGTACAGATAAAGCATTCAAACTTAAACCTACACTACCTCAGTTTAAAACTAAAGGTGAAGCTGCAAGCAAACTCAGCAATATCGTTGAGGGCTTAAAGCCATGGCAATCTTTCACTGATGCCGTAAAGGGTTTAGGTGCTAAGGGCAATGAGTTAGCAGACAAGGTATTTGGTAATGCGTGGGAAGATAAAGCTATGTCTGCTACTGCCTTCCAGCGTAACTTTGCAGCTGATGCACAGCGTCAGATTGCTAGCATGGAAGAAGTAATGAAGAAGCATGGCTTGTTCAATAATAGTCCTATGCCTAGCGAACGCGCTACATTACGTAAGCAACGGGAAGCTGTAGGGGTACAAGTGCAGGAGTGGTTGCATGCTAGCCGCAAGCATGAGATGGAGTTCGGTCAAGAACTTCCCTTACCTACTGACCCTATAGTACGTGATGTGATTGAAACCTACCAGAAGTCTGGCTTTGCTACAGATATGCTGCGTAGAGCTAAAGAGGCTGGTGTAGAAGGTGCCATTGGTAAGATTACACCTGAACCTGTAGTATGGGATGAGGCAGCAACCGAAGCATTGCGTGCAACTAACGATGTGTTTTATTCGGTGGACAGACAACGCCTACACAGCTTTAGTAACCTATACACTGAGATGATGAATAGGCAGATACTACCAAAGTACTACAAAGCGCGTAAAGAAGTTAACGCACTGTTAGACGATGGCCAACAAGTAGATTTCCAACAATACCTTAAAGACACTAAACAGTTATCGGATAAAGATATTAAGGACATGCTTGTTTATGACTTAGCCAATAAAACATGGTTTAAGTCTATAGCTAGTAAACTTTATATTGGGGAGGACCCTAAAGCTGTAATGAAGTTATGGCGTGATACCTACGATAAGCTGAAGCAACAGAAATGGGATGAAGCTTATGCTAAGGCTCAAAAGGAAGGTGTCTTTGAAACTCGTAACTACGCCGGTATTGTTTGGAACTACGACCGTGTGCGTGACTTCATGTTGCGTAGTGGTAAGTCCCTAGACGAAGTAGCTGAGGCGTTTGGTAAACAGATCGTTAAGTCTATTGGTCACTTCGCAGGTAGTGATGCAGTAGGCGTGGGTAAACAATTCCTTAAGAGTATCCAAGGCGAAGAGACTGGTGATCTAGCCCTGAAGTTCAGTGAGTGGCAGACTAACGGTTTAACACGGGATGAGATTGTAGCTACGTTACGCGGTGCTGGTATTCCCGACCCGCAGATTCTACGTGCTGTGGATAGTATGTTCGGTAATCCCAATATGAACTCTGTTGGGGATGTAACTAAATCTTTACGTCAGCGATTGGACTGGGATTTATCTGAGGATATGGGTGGCTTTAAGCTGTCCAGTTTCTTAGAACCCGACATTCATAAGACTATGGAACGCTACACACTAGAGATGACTTCCCGTATTGGGTTAGCTAAGGTAGGTTTCCGTAGTGGTGGTGAGTTCCAGAAAGCACTTGATGAAGTAGCAGATGAGGCATTCGCTGCTGGTAAGAGTCCTGCTGAAGTACGTAAGATTCTAGATCATGCACGCGAACTAGCACTTGGTCGACCTGTTGGTGATCTGATGCCAGACAGCCTGCGTAGTCTTACAGCATTAGGTTCTGCGTTGGTGCTGCGTAATAGTGGTATCTATAACATCGGTGAGTACGCGGCATTAGCTGCTGAGTATGGCCTGAAGCGTGTAGTAGCAGAGTTCATGCCAGCCTTGCGTAAAAGTTCTATTGCAAACATGACTAAGCAGGAAGCAGAGGAGCTCCAAGATATTATCACTGGGCGCCTAGTAGCCGATGGTCGATTCCGTCCGGTAGTGTCATACATGGAGGATAACTTCGAAGGTGCTGTAGATAGCGTACATGAAAGTATCCAATACGCTGCTCAATCGGTACGGTTCCTTAACGGTAGTGAAGCTATCCGTAGACACCAAGTTAAAATCTTTGCAGCTCTGTATCAGAAGCGTTTAGAGTCTGCTGTACAAGGTAATGCTAAAGCACGCCAACTGTTGATTGACGAAGGCTTACCAGTAGATGTACTAGATGCAGCAGCTAATGAATTTAAGGGTAAGGGTTGGTCTATGGAAACATGGAATCCTAACACAGTAGACAATATCAGTACCCATGCATTAAGTATGGCTGATACCTCTGTGCTAGCACTACGCCGTGGTGAACGCCCTATGCTTATGGATACTAACGTAGGCAAGACTATCTTCCCGTTTATGTCCTTTGTATTTGCTGCGCATAACAAACTATTGCGTCGTCAGTTAAACCGTGATGGCGTCCTGGGCGTGGCTAAGATTATGCTATATCAGGCACCATTAGCTGTACTGGCTGCTGCCGCTGCAAACATTGTAGGTGGTAAGGAGTGGGATGCTGACATGGGTAACGGTGTACCAAAAGCTATGTCCTCCCTTGGTCTAGCTAGTATCCCGCTAGACTTACTGTATCGTGGTCGCATGGGTGGTGGCTTCTCTGGCTTTGCACCAATTAACTCTGCTGTAGAACTTGGTAGTATTCCAGATACCCCGCGTGGTGTAACTGAGAATATTCCGTTCTTGGCTACATTCTTACCGATCAACGTAATGCTTAGTGCATTTGAAGGAGAAGATAAATAATGGCCTATAGCATTCAAACTGCTGTGTCCAATGGTACACTAGATGTACTAGACCTATCCATTAAGTATATGGATAAGAGTCACATTCAGGTGTACATTGATGATGTACTAGCGGATGGTACTGCTTATAGTTATGTGTGGTTGACTGATACTCGTATTCAGATTGTACCTGCTGTAGCTAACGGTAGTACACTGAAGGTAATCCGTAAAACGCTTACTGATGAAATGTGGCATGAGTTTACTCAGGGCGCCAGATTTAGTACTACCAGTATGGATGAGAACTTCGAGCAACTGTTGTTCTTAGCGCAGGAGTACTCCGAGGGTATTTATGTAAGTGATTTCTACACCGATCTAGATTTACATTTGAAGCGCATTACCAATCTAGGCGATGCAGTTAGTGAGCGAGATGCTGTTAACTTAAAGGTACTTCGTGAGTACTTACCGTATGGTCCTGCCGCAACTAGCTTAGATGCGCGTATTACTGCGGAGGAGCAGCATACCCAGCAACTATCTGGGCCGTATGGTAGCGGGTTAGTAGATGGTGTAACAATCGCAGAACTACGTGCTTATACCGGCAGTGCTACGCGACTACAACTCGTAGATGGCAGTATTGTGCTACGTCAAGGCACAGCAGCTGACGATGGTGGGATGACGTGGAAAGATGGACTTAATCGTAGTTGGGAACGTGAGCTACGCGGCTTTGCGGATGTACTTTGGTTTGGTGCAGACCCACGTTATTTCCCTGGGGCAGACAACCTCACAAAAGTACAACTAGCTGTAAATAAACTAGCGGCTTCTGGTGGCGGTGTACTTAGACACAGTTCGGGCATCTACCTTGGCCCTGATGGCCTAGTTGTACCTGCGGGTGTACGCATTGTTGGCGAGAATCGCGAATCTACAATTTTACGTAAGACTACGGCCAGCACTAAGACCCTAACTATCTATAGTGGTGCATTAGTTGTGTACAACGACAACCCGTTACCTAGTGCTATTAATGCTGTTGTTGCCTTAGTAGGTGCAGGTGGGCGTTACAAAGGCGGTATTACGGATATCACCATGGAAGGTGTGTACGGGACCGTAGGTAATTATGAATCCCAACTTGTAGAGTTCGGGGTGGTATCCACCGGCTCGGTTAGTGACTTTACACTGGAGAACACGTACACAAACTGTGTACGATACGGACTAGTCCTGCCGACTATCTTTTCTAGCGTTATTCAGAATAACCGCTTTACTGAGTGCTTACAGGGTACAGGTATTGACGGTGGTACTTCGCTTACCTATAGTAGCAACTACTGCAATAACTGCCGTGACGGTCACTTCATACGTGGTCTGCAATATTCCGGTGGTAAATACAACGCAGCTGACTACACTAATGACCCAGCTAAATTCCCAGACCGTACGAAAGTACGCTTTGCATACCGCTTCCGTAGTTTAGTATGTTGTGACTTCTCGTATAACGGGAATGAACAAACATGGGGACGTAGCTACTGGTTAGAGACTCTGGATAATTGTGCTATTAAGCATAACCTCACTATCGGTGTAGGTAGTGATTATACAGGTTCCGCGCATATCGCTGTTATCTACTCTGATGGGGTACTACGTGATTGTGAGCTTGTGGGTAACTTAGGTTACAATGTTAAAGCTGGGGGTCTCTTATATGGCGGGGCTAATCCAAGCCTACACCATAACATGTACTTTGAGTCCACCTCGTTTGTAATTGACAGTACAGTTAAGGGTAACAGGGTACGCACTAGCTTGTCTGGTATACCTGTAGAGGCGGGTTGGGGTAATAACCAACCGAGCAATTGGGTTAACGGTACTACTAATGCCGACATTGCACAGACATTCAACCCTACGTTGACTGCAAACTCTGTAGGTAATCTGGTAGTTACTTACGGTGCGGGTAACAAGCACTACCTGCAAACAACAGGTAACTTCTATAAAGTGTTCGGGTGTTTCGATGTAACTCTAACGTATACTACCGCTAGTTCTTATTTGATCTTCCAAGGATTCCCTGCTAACCAAGGTATTCCATGGCGTATTCAAATTACTGGTGTGGATAACGACGGGGCACTACCTAAGAAACTCGGTAGCTTTGTACTTAACGCAAACCAAGGTAACGGTATCGCTTTTGATGAAAACGGCAATACATTTGCTATAACAGACTTACCAAGCGGTACTTCTATTAAGATTTACTACGAAGGGACATACGCTAAGGCATAATATGGCTAAAGGGGCTAAGGCTAGTAAACTAGCAGAACTCCACGAGATGTTAGCTGAGATGTTCATGGGGGATATTCGAATCTGTAAAGAGGAGGGTATCCCCATGTCTGCTGCTGATAAAGGGGTAATCGTTACGTTCCTAAAGAATAACAACATTACAGCTGACGTGGATGATTCAGAAATGCAGACTCTGAAACAAGAGTTTGAGGATGAGCTGAAAGCTAAACGGCAAGCAAGAGCCGCAGAGCTATTAGCTAAACAAGAAGATGGTGATGCCCTGCAAGGGGTATTCTAACTCTTTATCCAGTAACCCTTTAACGAGGGTTACTCAGTAAGGAGGTAGTATGCAAGAACAATTGTCAGAAACAGTTATACGTAGAGTACGTATGATTGCTGAACAAACAAAGCCGCTAGATCATAATGCTGCTGCTATCCCGTTAGAGAAACGTGAGGAGCTAGCTATGATGCTAGCTGCAACATTCAAGGAGTTTACTGACTTCGCTGATCTGGGGATGCGGTACCTAGGGTTTAACCTATCACCAATGCAAAGAGATATTGCTTGGTACATGCAATATGGCCCACGTAAGCGTATGGTACAAGCACAACGGGGTGAAGCTAAATCCACCCTAGCTGCGCTTTATGCTGTGTGGTGTCTAATACATAACCCTGCGTACCGTATCATTATTGTATCAGGTGGTGAGAAACAAGCATCTGATGTAGCACGCTTGATTATCCGTATCATTGAGAACTGGCATATCCTATGCTGGTTGCGCCCTGATAAAACACAAGGTGATAGAACCTCTTATGAGGACTACGATGTACATGGTGCCCTTAAGGGTATTGATAAGTCTGCTTCTGTATCCTGTGTTGGTATTACTGCCAACCTTCAGGGTAGACGTGCTGACTTGCTAATCCCAGATGACGTAGAGACTACTAAGAACTCCCTAACTCAAACTATGCGCGATACCCTGCTAGCTTTGACTAAAGACTTTAGCTCTATCGTTACTCACGGGCATACCCTTTATTTGGGTACACCGCAAACCAAAGATAGTATCTACAAGACATTACCATCGCGTGGTTTCGAGATTAGAATCTGGCCTGGCCGTTACCCTACCCAAGAAGAGCTTTTAAGGTATGCACCTAATTCTATAGCGCCGATGATTTTGGAAGCTATCGAACTTGACCCTACACTACAGCATGGTTGCGGCCTAGACGGTACACGCGGTAAACCTGCTGACGTTGTACGTTATGATGAAGATGCATTGCTGGAGAAAGAACTAGACTGGGGCCCAGAGGGTTTCAACCTTCAGTACATGCTAGATACTACATTGTCTGATGCACAGCGCACTAAGATCAAACTTAGTGACCTTATCATTGGTACATGGGATGCTATGTCTGCACCAGAGATTATCCAGTACAGTGCTGAACCGCGTACACTAGTTAAGCTAGATGGCGTCATGCAACTCCAAGGAGAACGATTGTATCATGCTGCTAGTACTAGTAGTGTGTTCGCCCCGTATATGCATAAGGTAATGTGCATTGACCCTGCTGGTAGTGGTGGTGATGAAGTATCCTTTGCTGCTGGTGGTGCTTGTTCTAGCTATATCCACATCTTAGCTATGGGTGGCTTGACCGGTGGTACTAGTGGAACTAACATCCGTACTATTATCAATATGTGCTTAGACCTCGAAGTCTATGATATCAAGATTGAAAAGAACATGGGTCATGGTACAGTAGAAGCGCTGTTTATTGCTGAGATTGATAAGATGCGCACCGAGAAGTTAATCCCAGAAGGATTGAACATTGGTGTTGAGGGGTTCTACTCTGTAGGTCAGAAGGAAGCTCGTATCATCGATACAGTGTCGCCTGTTACACGTAGGCATCGCTTAGTAGTACTACAGTCTGCCTTAGAGATGGATATTGAATACGCTAATAAACATCCGCTGGCAAAGCGTACTGTAGCATCTGGTCTATATCAGCTGGGTAACATTACGTATGACCGTGGCTCTCTAGCAATGGATGACCGCGCAGATTCTGTACAGGCTGTAGTAATGCACCTTAATTCCATGATTGGTATGGATGATACTAAAGCGCAAGAGAAGAGAGTCCAAGAGGAAGCTGCGGAATTCATCCGTAATCCTATGGGTAGAGATATACAACAATCAAGACATGTGGACATTCGTTCACGATTCAGGAGATAACAATGCCGGAAATTAATATTACTGGCCCTTACCGTGGTGGTGCCCATGAGGGCGTACCTGTAATTACTGTAGCCTCAGCTGTGACTGCTACAGGTGCTAGTACTCGCTATAGTACCAGTGTAAATGGTAACAAGACTATCCGTATTGAGCAGAACGTAGCGGCTAAGAGTTCTACCTTTGATATTTATGGTGGCTTTAGCACTACGGACGTAGGTGTTAAGCTTAACAGTTCTAGTATTACTGTAACCAGCACTACACCTTATATGGGTACTACACCTGATGCTATCCCCTACCTGTGGGTAGTATGTACTGCACAGGACTCTGGTGGTAGTTATAACTTTAAGGTAGCAGGTTAATGCTTACAGCTGTAGGTATTAAAGGCTTACAGCTTAAACCTATCTCGATAGCCGTGCTTAGTTTACTAGGCTCTGCTATTGATGAAGCTGTAAGTATCCTAACGAAGTACGGCGGGTCGCTGTGGGTTGCTGACCCCGATTACACATTCACGAATAGCGACGGCAATGGCGCTGCTGGTGATGGTAGCGATGCGGGTTATGTGCGGGATTTGTGCGGCAATGCTAGGCCACTGACGCAAGCAACCACCGGATTCAAGCCGAAACTCAGGCGCGTACCGAAGCGGCTGGGGGTGGAGTTGGTGACGAATGGGGATTTCGCCAGTGCAACCGGCTGGAGCATTGGCTCTAACTGGGCAATAGCGGGGGGTGTCGCTAGTAAAACGGCCGCCTCGTTTACTAATTTAAGCCAGTCAGCGGGGTTTACCTCTGGGAAGTCTTACGTAGCGACGCTGTCTATCACTTCGATGACTACGGCAGGCGCTGGGATTAGTATCCGCATTGGCACTGGAAGCGCAGGTTCAGCCATCGGAGGATTTAATAGTGCGGTAGGTACTTACATGGACGTACTTACCCCCTCGGCAAACCAGACGGAGTTTCAGATTGTCCCAAGGGGGGCTTCTGCGGATTGGGTCGGCTCTGTAGACAACATCTCTATCCGCGAGGTCTTGGAGTGGGGCTGGGCGTGGGTGTTTGATGGCACCGACGATCTGATGGCTACTGTGTCGCAGCCTGCTGTTACCGAAGAAACTCTGATCGTAACAAAGCGACTATATGCGCTGCCAGCTAGCACACGCACCGCGATGGCTAAGGCTGGTACGAACACCGGCGTGGAGCTGTACGCCAACTCTTCGGTGTACAACAACAGTCAGATCGGTACTGGCACTGGCTACGTCTACAGGTCTTTCTCTGGCGCGGTAGCGACAGCAGTACACAGCGCCGTGGTAACACCGACTTCCAGACAGATTCGGGTTAATGGTGCCAGTGTCGGTGTGGAAGCAATTACGTTCGCTTCGGCAGCTGCAACTATCAAGATCGGCGGTGGCACCGCGCCGTTCAACGGCGAAATCTTCGCCGCAGCCTACTGCCCAACCGCGCTATCGGATGCAGAAATGCTAATCATCGAACGCGCACAGGCCCAGCTGGGAGGCATCGCGATATGAGCGACTGCCGCGTAACCGTAACCTGCCCTGTAGAGCTGGCCGCCGTGGCATCGGCAGTGGGTCGTGCAATGGACATTGATGTTGGTGGTGCGGATTCTTTTGTACCCGTGTATGCTAGCTATGATAGTTATGGTAAGCCAGTAGGCGAGCCTATTGAGCTGTGTGCCCAGACTTGGGCTAGTCAAGAGTTCACTGAAATGTTCCAGTACTTAATAGCTAATCCTATAGGGTTGTATATGGCCGTATCCGCAGATTATGCTTTACGGTGGGGCGCTATGGAACCACCAGACTTACCTAGTATAGAAGCATTTTGTAACGCAGCAACCTTGAGGATAACATGAGCAAATTCACAAATCTACGGGATGCTATAACTATCGAGCTAGGTTCTTGGCTCATTCGTAAACTAATAGGAAAGGTAGAGGATTACTATGGAAGAGAACCAGCAATCGGTTCACCAAATCCAGATCGAACAGGCTCTGATGCGCCAAAGGATGGAGCAGATGGAGAAACGTCAGGACGTACAGGAAGCAAAGGTTGAAGAAGGCTTCAAAGCAGTAGAGCATAGATTTGATGGTATTGAGGATAAACTAATCCAAGTACTTAATAAGAATCCTATTGCTGACTTCATCAAAGAGAACTGGAAACCAGTAGCCTTTGTAGGTATTCTAATCACATATCAGCCGAGTGTGGACATGGTTAAAGTATTAGCTCATGTCCTGCTTGGTGTACAGGTAGGGTAAGTATGCAAGTAAGTAAACACTTTAAGCAGTCTGAGTTTGACTGTAAATGCGGTTGTGGTGAATCTGTTCATAACGTAGAACTCTTTGCTGTACTGGATGATGTACGGGAGCACTTCGGTGTTCCTGTAGTTATTAACTCTGGTAAGCGTTGTGCTACTTATAACAAGAAGGTAGGTGGTGTTCCTAAGAGTCAGCATGTAGAAGGTATTGCAGCTGATATTAGAGTTGTGGGTGTAAGTCCTGTTAAGGTACATAGCTATCTAACTAAGAAGTATAGTACTAAGTATGGTATTGGTAAATACGATACCTTTACTCATATTGATGTACGTAAGAGTAAGTCTCGTTGGGACTTCAGTAACGATTAGGAGTATTCTGCGTGGTTCTGTCGTAGACAGGCTGCGCAGAGTTATCTAGTGTTAGTCTCAGAGTTATACTCAGTTTACTCTCAGAGTTAGTCTCAGTTATCTTTGGATGTGGATTTGGTAGTGTACTATAACAACTAAAATTTATTATATTTACACAAGGGTGTCTCTCCCTTACCAACTCTTAAAGTTCCCCATAGGGTACCCTAGCTCCCTCAGTAATTCTCAGAGTCCTCTCAGTTTATTCTCAGAGGTACTCAGGTTACTCAGAGTGCTAGAGATTGCTAGATGTGGTAGAGGTGTGCTTACGGGTGCATACTTCTTTTGCCTATCAGGGATACAGAGGATACCCCACAATGCTATGGTAGCGTCCTCAGTAATAACTCTCAGAATCCTACAGTATAACTACGGAGTAGAATACTACGGTATTACTAATGTTATTTAATAGTATTGACGGAGAGGGCGGGATGCTTCTATATTCTATATTCTATGGATACGTAGGAACTTAAAATTCCAGCTGTAAGAATTCAGCTTCTAATCCATTGATATTTACAGAACATATATTATGAGCATCGCTACTCCGTAGCGATCTATTGGCTACTTCCTATTAATATCTAGGCAAACTATCTGGATACTAAACACCAGTATCCAGATGTTTCCCAATTAACTACAGGTAGCGCATCATGAAGTACTCTAAAGAATTCCTAGCAGAAGCATTACGTGGATTGAGATACATAAAGGTTAATGGGCCTGAACACGAGGGGTACGGTATATGCTACAATCTAAACTGTTACATGGGTCAGCAAACAGGTAAGTTCACAGAACGCTACGCTAAATCATGGGCACATTACTCAGGTGAGGAGGGTTATCCAGTACCAGCATATGACTTTGAGAACCCAGTAGATGAGTATGCTTACTCAGAGCACCTGTGGAACAAAGACCATCCTTACGGACAGATGCGTTGGGAGCTACTAGACCATGTCATTACATGTATAGAGAAGGAGCTAGCTGATGCGTAAAGAAAGCCTAGAATATAACCACACTGTTATGATGGCTTGGTGTTTAGCTAAACATAGATGTATACGCTGGCCTAACGCCACACTAATCTATGATAAGGAGTACAACGATGTCATCCGGTGTTGATATAATAGATTACAGCGAGACAGATTTCTACAAGTTAGCTGCTAGTAAACTATTCAACGTAGCATACAGCGATGTAACAAAATCTCAGCGTAAGACTGTTAAGGCAGCCTACCACACATTCGTATACTCGGAGCAATCCTCATGGGCAAGACACCTGCAATCACAGCCAACTATGCAATCACACTGCGCTGGTATAATAAACCACCGCTCTACCTAACTGCTCGCTTTGGTAACAAAGCAGATGCTGAACAATATGCTGCTGACTTCGCTAAGAGACAGTACGCTGTAGATTACACATTGGAGATGATACACTGATGGAATTACTAGATAGTATAGGCTACGCAGCCAATCAGAATCCTTGGTTAGCAATAACCATAGCAGTACTGCTATTGGTGCTGCTGATGAACTGGCCTGACGACTTCTGTGGTTAGGCGTTGCTAACTTCCATGGCGTTGAATCCTGTGGCTTATTCTAATGCTACGCATTAGGCCACAGGATGCTAACTGCTTCTTTGCGTTCTAAGTCGTACTCTTTCTAGTTAATCGTCATTAGTTCTCCCGTTTCGCTTATTGGTGAATCCTATGCCATCGCGTAACTAATACAACACTACAAAACTTTTGCTACCGGAGTTCTACCGTAATAAGTACTAAGCAAAACTTTTGTACCCTACGGGCTTCGGTGTTGTATTAGTTACTTATCCGATGGCATTGACGGATATCACCGCGAAACGATAGAACTAACGACTGTGAAGATTAACCAGAAAGAGGTAACAACTATGAACTCCAAGAATTCTACTTCCCGCTCCACTCCTGAATCTTCAACCATGAAGGGTGCACAGACTTACGTGCGCAGCTATGACATTCGATCTACAACAACACATGGTTTCGTTGTAGACAGTTGGTACACACCAAACAGCCGCCAGCGCATACTGCACAACACTCATATTGTAGTAATGCACGAAACAACCCGTACCAACGAAATCCCTTTCTAATCAACACGGATTAACATCATGACTACAGCACTGAACGAAATCAAAGCGCCTGAAACTTACGAAGGTATGGCCTTGTCGCGCATTGTTAAAGCACGCCGTCTAACCGGCCTGTCTAAATCTGTACTGAAAGCGGATAACATCTGCCTCGATACCCTGCAAGCGGAGGCTTTCACCTACGCATTTGCAGTCAATCTGCAACATGGCTACGACGAAGAAATCAGCGTGCAACAGGTTTCCCGTGCTGTAGCAGATGCATTGTTTAACCTCACAGCAGATATCCATCAGCTTGTAGACTTCGACCTGAAGCAATGGCTTGTTGTAGCCAAACAGCTTATCCATGCATTCGTTGCTGATGGCTGGATTAACTACCATGAGCCACACACCTACCGCAAGAAAGACGACAGCGGCTTTGCTACTATGCCTGCCTTCTATACTATGACTGGTGCGCAGCGTAAAAAGATGATCGCGGATATTTTGCATGATCAGCCTACTGTAGTTAAACGCTACATGAAGAAAGGCACCATGCACTACGATGGCGCTATGGCACTGTCTAGCAAGAAATTCTCTGTGAACGTAGAGCGTGCAGCCCATGCCCGTGAAATGCTGAACAGCGGCCACATCATCAACAAGGATGGCGTATGGCTGCCGGTAGACATGAGCAATGCCAAGGACGCGGCCAAGCATGACCAGCAAGTACGCCAGTTTATGGATGCACGCGCAGCATATCGCGCTAAGCCCAATGGATGGCACTATGCGGTAAAGGCTGACTTCCGCGGTCGCTTGTACTATGTATCCGGTATGCTGAACCCGCAAGCCGGTGGTGTAGCAGCTTACCTACTAGGTGATGATACTACTGTAACCTATGACAGCACCGCATCCTTTGCACAGTTTATCAGTATCCTCACAGGTGACATTAAACTGGCGGCAGCGTGTAACCTTCGCAACTTTGATGAACCCGTTAAGGACTTCTACGCCGAGACATACAGCATTGCATCGGGTAATCCAGCCCCTGCAAAGAACACGGTAGAACGTGAGATTGCTAAGAAGTACCTCATGCCTAAAG